TCTTTGTACGTGAGCGCGGTGTCGCGGTACGTAAGGGCTGTATCCCGTGCGCCTTCTGCGTCTGCAACGCTGGCGTCAAGAGTAGCTTGCTTCGTGTTGACCGTGCTTGTCAGGTTATCAACTGCGGTGACAAGGTTGGCGACTTCAGTTTCAACAGTCATGAGTTTGTCCTTTATGCGTAGGCGTGTTCACTGATGAAACGCTCTTGAGAGTTGGTGAAGGCCGTGGCCATCTGGAGGAGCGGCACTTGGATGCCCGCAAGGGCAACCTCTGCGGCAGACTGGGCGGTCTCGGATGCCGTCTGTGCGGCTTCTGATGCGGTCTGGGCAGTCTGGGCGGCCACCTTCGCATTCTCTGACAGTGTCGCGGACGCACTCGCATCCCCGGATGCCGTAGTCGCAGTCCCGGCTTGGGTTGTGGCGATCCCCGCTTGAGTGGTGGCAATTCCGGCTTGGGTTGTGGCAATTCCGGCTTGGGTTGTTGCGGTGCTCGCTTGGCTGGTCGCAGTCCCGGCGTCCGCCGAAGCACTTGCGGCGTCGGCTGCTGCGTTGAGTTCGCTGTTGCCCGCGTTGGTAGCAGCTGTTGTAGCGATCCCGGATTGCGTAGTGGCAATTCCGGCCTGCGTGGTGGCGATCCCCGCCTGAACTGTGGCGGTAGCAGCGTCAGCAGCGACAGAGGATTCAGAAGCAGCGGCGTTTGTTTCAGCTGCCTCAGCGGCGGTTTTAGCGATTTCGGAAGCTGTCTGCGCGGCAGATGAAGCGGTTTCAGATACCTCAGCGGCAGCTTGTGCCGCTACCGACACCGCCTGCGCCGCAACTGCGCCTGTCTCAGCGGCCTCAGCGGCGTTCTTATGCGCCAGTGCGGCTGCCGCGCTTGCTGCCGCGTTAATGGCCTCGGATGTAGCCGTAGCCCCGGCGGTAACAGCTGCCTCTAGCGCGAGCTGGCCTTCTGTCTTGCCTTCATATGCAGGCAGCTCAGAAATCTCGTGCAGGTTCGCGGTTTCTACGTTGGGAACTGAAGCAGTTGTTCGCAGCTTGCGCCCCTGCTCCCCTATAATGGTGATGTCATACAAAGACTCCGTAGCGCCCAAGGCGTTCGGCCACAGGGGGAGGGTGCACTGGCCGTTCGCGTCAGTAACACCGTCCACAATTTCCGGGACAACATAACCGTTGTAGACCTCGTACCGATTCAACTTCGCGCGGACCCTAGCGCCGACTTCAGGCACGCCTGACTGGTCGTGGAGTGTGCAGATCACATTGCATGTAGGTATCATGTCTCTCTCCTACTCAGGCGAACTTGATCGGGCGGACCCGACGGTTTGCGCGTTGCGTGTCACGACCTTTGGCATCGTCCATGGATTTAGAAAATTTCAGTCGGTAGTACGTGGCCAACTCTGGGTTGGTCCATTCTTTGCCCGGCGTGACCATCAGGGTCGCCAGTGCGCCGCAGGCGATAGACCGGCCATGGGTTTCGAAGATGAAGTCTTCAACCCCGGTAGACGTCTGGCTGGGCTTCAACACACACTCTCCCGTCAGGACGTAGCTGGCGTCTGGGACGGGGTACAGCCTGATGCTGTGGTCTTGGTATGTGCTGTAGTTCAGGGGTGCGCCGGTTACTGTGTCCGGCTGCGGTGCGTGGTCAATGTCGGTGATGCGGGCGAGCAGGCGCTGGTTAGCCCGCAAGGACAGTATGTTCTCAATAACCGCGTCGTTAGGTACGCCGAGTTCGTAGATGGCGAAACCATCTACCGTGTACTCAGTGTCAAAGGCGTAGCGCCACACCTCGCTCATGGCGCAGAAATCCGCCGCCGCAGAGCGCAAGTGCGTAGTCATCGTAATCTCAGGGCAGCCGGGGACATGGGGCTGCACGTGGATGAAAAATTCTTCCCATGTCTTCGCCATGTTACGTCACCCTGCTTGTGTTTGAGGGGGAGGCTGCGCCGTCAACTTGGGACTTCTGGCCGATGGCTCCGTTAAAGGCTTGGTACGCTGCTGCTGCGCGGGCCTCATTGGCCCCGTACTCCGCGTCCTTCGAGTACGCCCGGTAGAGAACCCAATCAATAATCGCGGACATGTAGATGTCGTCGAGCTTGATGACTTCGGTGTTCCCGCTGTCAGGGTCGAGATCATTCTCAGACAGGGCGTGCGTGCCGGGCGTATCAGAATACACGACCTCCAGCTGGGCAGCTGCCGTCGCTGGGGGGTAGACAAAAAATTCCTTGGGCTGGCGGGGGTCAAACGTGAAGTGTTGGATGTTGACCGTGCCGGTCTCAGCGTGCCACGCGGGGCGCTGGTCGTCCAACACGCTGCGGGCGACAAGGCGCACAACTTTTTTGTTGGACGTCGCAGCGAGATTGCGGGTCACGTCAAGCAGGCGCAGGGCCGTAGCGAACTGAGTGGTCAGTACCTGTCGGGTGCCCACGGCGCAGGTAAACGTCCCCGCGCTCGACATAGCGTCGGGGCGCAGCAGTGTGATGGACAGGTAGGACTCGTTGATCCAGTTCTGGAGTTCAACACGTGGCCACCGGACATTGTTGTCCTGAAGCACGTCTTCGACCCGCCTGATGATGTCGACGACTTTGACTACGGCCACGGGCTTTCCCCTTACTCTTCAGCAGGTGCTGATTTTTTGGCAGAAGCCTTGGGCTTCTTCGGAGCGGGTTCAAGGAGCTTCGCCAGCTCTTCGCCCTGCTCGGTCAGGACAAGTTCGTTGTCCACGTACCGGGCTACGATCACACGGGCACCGTCGACCCGCGCCATGGCGCGGTTGGACGTCATCTCAGCGCCGAGTTCCTCAATTACTTTTTGGATGTTCATAACAACCCTCCTTGAGTGGTGAGTGGGGGGCGTTAACCCCCCACTCATTCAGTCGTTACGTTGGGTCGCCGACCAGAGCTGTTACCAGCGCCTCGTCCTTGACAACCTTGCGACCGTACACTGACAGGCCGCGAACGATGTCGCCGAAGTCAGTCTGGTTACGCAGCGGCTCAGTCTTGGTGATCTGGGACGCGAAGGCGCAAGATGCCTTAGTGCCCGCAACCATCATGCGACGTGGCTTTGCGCCAGCGGACGTGCCGCCGGATGCTACAGCGGAGAGACCCGCAACCATCGCCTTGTCCGTGGTGCCCTTGGGCAGCAGGTTGGACACGTAGACTTCGAAGCGGTCCAGCATCCCGATCTTACCTGTACGGATGGTCGAGGACTGGTCGCCAGTGAAGTACGCTTGCGCGATGTCTGTTTGCATCAGCAGCTGACGGTCAAACGGTGACAGGATCAGCCAGCGGCCTTCTTCCGGTACGTTCTGCTCGTCCAGCGCCGCAGACATGCGGAGAATGGTCTTCAGGACGTTGGCCGGGGTTGCTTGGTCGATAGGCAGTGCGTCGGTGCCGAGGTTGTACTCAGCAGACAGCGCACCGGCGGTTGCACCCGCGTTCGCCGCATCAGCACCTTCAGTAACGAACCACTGGAAGAAGCATTCGTTCTCGATGTTGATCTTCAGCTGCTTGGCAGCGTCGTCGGTGAACATGTTCATCAAGTCCATGTCGGCCTGATGTGCCAGCACGTCGTTGACCTGAACGCTGAAGTATTTGCCCTTGTTGATCTGCATGTCGGTGAAGATCGGTGTTGGGACTTCAGAAGTCAGGGTGCTGCCTGCGCCGCCGTAATCATTGATCGTGATGGACGGTGCTGTGCGGATACGGATCGTATCGCCTTGGTTGCGAATCTCGCCTTCCCAGTCGGTGTTGGCGATGCTGGTCATCATTGTGGACGCGTAAAACTTCGCGTTCAGCTTGTTTGACCAAAGCTGCGGAATGAATCCGCCGGTATATTCGGGGCTGGTGGTAAAGTCACCATTCGTTGGAAATACAGCCATTGTGGCCTCCTATAGAGTTGGGTCCATCGGCTGCTTACGTGTTAGCACTTATGCGCGTACACGGCCTTCAAGGTAGGCAGCCGTTATTTCAGCTTCAAGTTTGGCCGCCTCGTCTACACTCCCGCGCGTGTTCAGTGTCCGTATTTTCGTCCAAGCGTTCTCAACCTCTCGGGCCGAATACATCTTGGCGTCCTTACCAGAACTCTGAGTCCGCGCGGTGTTTGCGGAACGATTTGGCGCAACCTGCTTTTCAAGTTCTTTCTGGCGAGTATCCGTCTTCGGCTCAGGGGTTTCGGCGATGCTTGCCTTAAACATGGCGACATAGTGCGCCACTGAGTCTGCATCTCCGGCCTCAAAAGCAGCAACGGCCTGAGTTCTACGCGGCGCTCGAAGCATGGGATCATGCTCATTCAGCCACGCGATCCAACGAGGGTCTTGGTCCACCTGCTCAAAGTCTGGAACCGCTCGGTTCAGCCTCTGGGCGAATGTCATTTCCCCAATTTGATTTCCGGTGTTGTCGATCTTGGATCGCAACTCTTCAATCACTTTGTTCTGTGTGGCAAGCTGGTCTGCATACTCCTGCGAGACTTCGCGGGCCACACGGCGTTGGACGTCAATTAACTCTTCACCAAACTCTTCTCGGTCAGCGTCGGTTACATAACTGACTTTCTCTTTCGGCTTCGTCGGCTGCTCTGGCTGGGGCTTATTAACCTTGTTCGACAAGGTGTTAAGCTGGTCAGTCAAATCCCGAACCTGCTGGTGCAGGCGTGGAACCTCGGCATCGTACTTCCCCTGTAGGGTGCGGTATCGTTGCTCGAAGTCATCCGCTACGTCCGTCTTAGACGTGTCAGCTGGCTCTTCCTTCTTAGGCTCAGGGGCTTTCTGGGTCTCGGCGGCGTCGTCGTCGATCTCAGTTTCCGCCTCGTCTACCACTTCAGCATCTTTGGCTTTCGGCGGTTTCTCTTTGCGGGCTGTGAGCGTCTTCTCCAGTGCTTCAACTTCATCAAGCTGTGCTTGAACCTGTTTGGGTAGTGCCATTTGTCTCTCCTCAAAGCACCAACTCTGTTTTGCAGCGCCCTAAGTATGCTGCTCCCGTCATGGTGTGCTTCAGTTTCACTTCTGTGGTGCCGTGGCTGATGTTTCGATCAGCCAAAGCAGGTCTTCAATCATCTCAGCTCGGCCTTGCAAGCGGTGGATCAGCCCCATGTCGCCCGCGTGGACCAGCTTCGTTTTTACCTGATCGGATACCCGACCAAGCAACCCAACCACTGCTTCGTTGCCCGGCTCTTTGAGCCTTCGCAGGGCTTGTCGCTCCTGATGTGTGACAGTGCTTAGGTCTATCATGTCGTCAAACTACTCT